GTAGGTACTGCACTTAAAACTGGCGCTGAAATTTATAAGAATAAGAAAAAATCTGAAATTATAATGTCAGAAGCAGCTATTGTGCACGCTGAAAAAATGAAACGCGGAGAAATAGAATTTTCTGGACAAATAGCTAAAAATCAAAAAGGCGACTGGAAAGACGAATTTGTCCTTTTAGTGTTGACATCTCCACTGGCTATATTATTTTACTCAGTATTTGCTGAAGACGAAGAAATACAAGCAAAATTAGATTTGTATTTTATGAAGCTACAGGAAATGCCTTGGTGGATAGTTTCACTTTGGGTTTCAGTTGTTGCAGCGATTTATGGAATCAAAGCAACAGATTTAATTAAGACTAACGGAGGAAAAAAATAATGCCTAATAAAAGATACAACAAACAAGTCCCTGGTTTTTCAAACGGTGGATCTGTAAAGAAAAAAAATAAAAAATTAGCAGCAATGTATGGTGACAAGAAAAAAATCACTAGAGGTGATATTATTACTGCAGCTAAAATGAAAAATAAAGGAATGGCGTAATGGCAAGTAAATACCATAAAACAAAATCTGGAAAAATGGCAAAGAAAGGTCTTTGGTATAACATCCATCAAAAGAAAAAAAGAATTGCTGCAGGTAGTGGTGAGAAAATGAGAAAACCTGGAAGTAAAGGTGCACCAACTGCTAAAGCAATTAAAAAATCACAAAGTTAAAAATGGCATCACCAGCTTGGCAAAGAAAAGAAGGTAAATCTCCATCAGGAGGATTAAATAGAAAAGGCGTTGCATCTTACAGACGTGCTAATCCTGGTTCTAAATTAAAAACTGCCGTTACAACTAAACCATCAAAATTAAAATCAGGATCTAAAGCTGCAAAAAGAAGAAAATCTTTTTGTGCTAGAATGTCTGGTATGAAGAAGAGATTAACTTCAGCTAAAACTGCAAGAGACCCTAATTCAAGAATAAACAAATCTTTAAGAAAGTGGAATTGCTAGTGTTTGATAGAATAATGTATAAAATTTTAGGTTCTATTGATAATTTTTTTGATAGAATAACAAATTGGTTCACTGCTCCAAGATGTCAGTGCAAATTAAAAAAGAAAAAGAAAAATGGATGACATATCGACCATATACGGTCTTAAGAAAGTAATTAAAAACGCTATTGAACGAAATACAGATAGTTTAGTAGCTGGTAACATTGACAGTATGGAAAAATATCACTATATTGTTGGACAAATCAGAGCGTATGAATACGTTCTGCAGGAACTCTCTAACCTCAACGAAAAAAAGGAGCAAAAAGAAAATGACGGAAACATTATCGAACTCGGAAGTACCAAAAACTAAATCGGCACTTCTAGATAAATACGAAGAAGAAAAGGTTAATGAAAAAGAACCTTTAAACCCTGAAAATATAAAATCACAAACAGAAGAATTACCAGAACCAACAGGATGGAGACTGTTGATTCTACCATTTACACCTCCTGAAAGAACTAAAGGTGGATTAATTTTATCTCAAGAAACTTTGGACAGAGGACGTATATCAACAAACGTTGGTTATGTTTTAAAAATGGGTCCATTGGCTTATCAAGATAAAGAAAAATTTTCATCAGGTGCTTGGTGTAAGGAAAAAGATTGGGTGATCTTTGCAAGATATGCAGGATCACGTTTACCAATAGAAGGTGGCGAGTTGAGAATATTAAACGATGATGAAGTTTTAGGAACTGTAAAAGATCCTGAAAGTATAATCACGCAATTTTAATACATAGGAGAAACTATGCCAGAAGATAAAGAAAATATGGTTGATGTCGGCGAAGAAGAAGGTGCTGATATTAATCTTGACGAGCAATCAAAGGAGACAGAGAATGAAAAAGAAACTATCGAAGTCGCTGAAGACGATAGTCAGTCCGCTAACGCAGATGAGAAATCTGATCAGCAGTCTGATGTTCAAGCTCAAGATAAACAGAAGGAAGAACTAGAAAAGTATAGCGATTCAGTTAAAAAAAGAATTGATAAACTGACTAGAAAGATGAGAGAGGCCGAAAGGCAAAGAGAAGAAGCACTTGCATTTGCAAGAGCACAAAAAGAGCAAAGGGAGCAATTAGAAAGTAAGTTTTCACACTTAGATAAAAGTTATGTATCTGAGTTTGAAAAAAGAGTTACAACAAATCTAAATGCTGCAAAACTTGCTCTTAAAAATGCCATCGATAGTGGTGACGTTGAAGCACAAGTACAAGCTCAACAAGAGATTGCACAGCTTACAATGGATGCTGCTAGACTTGGTAATCTAAAATCAGCGCAAAAACAAGTTGCTGAAAGAAAACCAGAAAAGGAAGTTAATATAACTCCTCAACAATCTGAACAAAGGGAACAAATTCAAACGGACCCTAAAGCAGAGAGTTGGGCAGCTAAAAACCCTTGGTTTGGTAACGATTCAGCAATGACGTATACTGCGTTTGATTTACATAAAAAGCTAGTCGAAGAAGAAGGATACGACCCTAAAAGCGATGAATATTATGAAGAAATAGACAAGAGAATAAGACTTGAATTTCCTCATAAATTTGATAGTAATGAAGGTTCAACTGAAAAAGTTGTGCAGGAGCAAAGAAGACCAGCACAAACGGTTGCCTCAGCTAGACGTCCAGCCACAACAGGACGCGCGAAAACTGTGAAGCTCACGCCTTCACAAGTTGCGATCGCTAAAAAATTAGGCGTGCCACTTGAAGACTATGCAAGACAATTGCAACTCACGAAGGAGGTATAGTATGACAATTGATAAAACTTCTCGTGCGAGTCAAACTCGAGAAAAAGAAACTCGAAAAAAAGTTTGGACTCCACCATCATCTTTAGATGCACCCCCTGCGCCAGATGGTTTTAGGCACAGATGGATAAGAACAGAAGTTCTTGGTTTTAATGACGCTAAAAATATGTCAGGTAAAATCAGATCAGGCTGGGAACTAGTCAGAGCTGACGAGTATCCAGATTACGATTATCCACAGATTGCCGATGGCAAATACGCAGGAGTAATCGGAGTTGGTGGCCTTGTGTTGGCAAGGATACCGGAAGAGCTCGCAAAGCAACGTGAAGCGTACTACAATGCTAGAACGCAAGATCGAGAAAAAGCAATCGAAAACGAGCCTATGAAGGAACAACACCCGAGTATGCCTATCAGTAATGAAAGGCGCTCAAATGTAACTTTTGGTGGTACAAAGAAAAGTTAATTTTTTAACGATTCATAACCATCAACCATACTAATAAGGAGAAAAACTATGGCAAATAAAGACGCTGCGTTCGGTTTAAGACCTATTGGTAAAGTTGGTCAAAATGCTGACAATCAAGGTATGTCTCAGTATGAGATTGCCGATAATTCTAGCACATCTATTTTCCAAGGTGACTTGGTTAAAATGGTGACTTCTGGATACATCGACAAAGCTGATGCTGACAATGTATCTTTGGGTGTTTTCTGGGGAACTTTCATTTCGAAAGACCCTTCGACTGGCAAACCAAAGTTCTCAAACTACTATACGCAAACAGACGTAGGTGCTGGAGAAACTATCGAAGCTTTTGTATATGATGATCCATATGCAAGATTCGAAATCCAGTCTTCAGCTGACACAGAGAGATCAGACGTTGGAATGAACGCTGATATCGTATATGTCGCTGGAAGCACAATCAATGGAGTGTCTAAAGTTGAATTAGACGATACATCATTTGTAACAACTACTGCACAATTAAGATTAATTGGCTTCTCAAGAGATATTGAGAACAATGAAGTAGGTGTAGATAATGTTAACTGTATTGTTACAATCAACGAACACTTCTTAAAATCAACTACAGGTATCTAATAAGGGAGAATAACTATGGCGATATCAAGACAACAACTAGTTAAAGAACTAGAGCCAGGTTTGAATGCTTTATTTGGCCTGGAGTACAAAAGATACGAGAATCAGCACTTAGAGATCTATGACGTTGAAAATTCAGACAGAGCTTTTGAAGAAGAAGTAATGTTATCTGGATTTGCAAACGCATCAGTTAAACCGGAAGGTTCTGGTGTAGTTTTTGACAACGCTCAAGAAACTTATACTGCTAGATACACTCACGAAACAATTGCTTTAGCGTTCGCGATCACTGAAGAAGCGATCGAGGACAACTTGTATGATAGAATTGCTACTAGATACACAAAAGCGTTAGCTAGATCTATGGCAAACACTAAACAAGTTAAAGCGGCAGCCGTGTTAAACAATGCGTTTAATACTAACTTCCTAGGTGGAGACGGTGTAGAACTTTGTTCTGCTGTTCACCCTACGATTGCTGGGACTTACTCAAATGAGTTAGGCACTTCTGCTGACTTAAATGAGACTTCATTAGAACAGTCGCTAATTGACATTGCGGCTTTCACTGATGAAAGAGGTCTAAAAATTGCAGCTAAAGGTATGAAATTAATCATCCCTTCTGAGCTTCAATTCACAGCTGAGAGATTGATGAAATCTCAAGGAAGAGTTGGTACAGCTGACAATGATATTAACGCTATCGGTTCAATGGGAATGATCCCACAAGGTTATGTAGTAAACAACTACTTAACTGATACTGATGCGTTCTTCATCAAAACAGACGTGCCTAACGGTATGAAAATGTTCAACAGAGCACCTCTAAAAACTGCAATGGAAGGTGACTTTGACACTGGTAACGTGAGATACAAAGCAAGAGAGAGATATTCATTTGGTTTCTCTGATGCTAGAGGTATCTTCGGATCTCCAGGAGCATAATAAACAATTAAACAAAAAAGGGGGCTTCACGGCCCCCTTTTTTTATGATAAAAGGTGTATATGAAAACTTTCCTTGTAACTATTTGGGCTTATGATCATTACGCAAAATTTAAAGTTTTGAGTAAAGATAACGCTGAAGCTCTTGAAAATGCTATACTTGACAAACTAGGAGAAAAAAGTATAGAATGGGAATATCTTGGAAGCAATTATGCTGATGAGATAAATAGAATAACCTATGAGGAGGTTATAAATGACGATGCAACAACATCTGCAGGATCTATACAAACAGAAAAAGTCACTGGATCTACAATGGGAGCAGGAGCATCTTAACGAGGGTAGATATACTCTTAATATGGTCAGAATAGACCATAAGGTGAAAGAAGTAATTAACCATATTAAAATGGCTGAAGCTAAAAAAGCTCATTTAGATAATAAGGTTAATGAGATAGCTCCCCAAGTTTCTGTAGCAACTTAAAAAAAGCTACATTGTTGGAAAAATCCAATCTTTACCGTAGGCCCTCTTGCACTCTACTCAAATCTAATATATAAATTCATTACTATACATATATTTAGAATGCTGACGCGTATAGTCGACGGCCTAGAGACGGTATTCTATAAACTAGGAGGACAATACTATGGCAAATAAAACAACTTTCACTGGATTCGTTAGATCGAACGGTGGAGACAATTCAAGAACAACTTATGCTGGTTCTGTACCTATGCAGGCTCAATTTTATTTTGACCCTACTGCTGCT